AAGTCAGTCTGTCTACAATTTTGTAGGGTTTGTCAGAAACAGAAACGAACCCCTCGTGTTGAGTTTGTTCGCCCTTGATATAACACTTCACAGAACCATCGACAATAATGTTATCAAGCAATCGTTGTTTCAACTGGAAGATCATGTGCCACACTTTGAATGTAGTCACGTTAACCTCTTCCTTATATTTAGCAGGTAACGTAGTGTACAATAGTTCAGGGGTCATCTTCCATCCATTACGGATGAATTGATTGATATGCTTACAAATATGTGGACGTGCTTTGGCACTAGGAATCTTGCATCTCGTTAGTCGAGAAGCAAAACTGATCATGTTGAAGAGAGGAGTTCTAGAGACACGAGCGTTAGCATGTGTCTTGTCTAGAAACATAGCACCAAGCGCAGAGACCAAGCGAGTCCCAATGCGAGCATCAGCATACGGAGATACTTCTGTGTAAGAAGTATGTGGAGCAATGATAACGTTATGACAAGTCTTGGAAGCGAACCGATACTCAAGAGTATTAGGACGATAAACAGAACCACCGCCGACGCCAATGAAGTCCCCTTGGACAATTCCATCGATATGAGGAATATTACGCAAGCATAAGCGAAGAATGTCCGCAACGTTGCCGCTGTAATATTGGTCAATATCTTCCTGAGTATAACAGATCTTGACCTTGACTTTATTGAAAACGGATTTGGTTCCGACGAAGAATTTGCCATTTGCAGGGTTAGTACCGAACACAATAGCAGGAGCACCGTCCCACTTGACGGACAGTTCTGGTTTGTTTAGGGCAGACCATACTGCAGTCAACGCTTCCTTGCGACCAGTGAAGATGAGATCCTCAAGGTGCTCTAGGTGTTTGTTGGGCAAGATGTCCTCTGTGTCTATACCATTATTATAGCACGTCAGAGTCGATTCGGACATAGGAGTGGACAGTTTGTAAGGTGTCAGTAGATCTTCAGGAAGGGTCCGTTAGAATCTCCGAACTCTTTCTTAGCACCATAGTATAAAGCAGTACACCATGCTGCTGTCTTCTTTTTATTATAAATTTGCATCCAAATATGTGCCCATTCCATAGCAATTAGTTTAGAAGAGAATCTACCAGCAGAACTTCTATCTGCCTTTTCAGTTTCATATTGAATAGCATAATCTAGAACTGCTTCAATACCTTCAGCAATCTTTTGATTGTTTTCATAAACAGCAACTTCCCCAAAATCAATCATTGAGAATGTACTTAACTTCTTATACAGTTTAATCCAATACTGTCTCTCCATATCTGTCCATTTACCAACAGGAGGAATGTGTCTATGCTTTGCTGCAGAAGTTGGACGACTTAATCCCATATCACCTAGGAATTTGTCTAGGGCAACACTAGAAACTTTACCAAGTTTTGCACCAGCATCTTTACCTTTAGGTGTGAGGTCTGTTTGTACTAAGTTCCTTTCTTTTGAATACTGAAAGTTTCTAGATTGTCCATGAATTTTACCACCCTTGGTAGTCTCCATATCAAATCCAAGTTCACCTGTATCAAATAGATATTGTTTCTTCTTTCCTAGAGTTAGATTACACTTCAAAGAATTTTTGACCATATCAACTTTGGTTGGTGTACCTACTGCCTGTCCAGCATTTGCAACTTCTGCATTAGCAGTTTTTTTCTTTGCTGCAATTGCCTTGAGTGATACTCCTATTAGAACTTTATCTCTTAGTGCCTCTCTCATATATGAATTGAGTAGAGTAAGTTTAGCGTCCTTACTCATTCCATCAATATTAGTAATTTCTTTTATAGTTCCTTCTACAACTCTTCTCATACTTTTTTTAACCATCACAATGTCCATGGGATTCCAACGATCCTTTACAGACACACCACATTCTTTCTTTGCGATGTCTTCAATGTATGGCATAATACCGCTGTCTCTGGAATATTCATATCCTTTGGAAGATCCCAGAAACTTTTTTAATGCTGCGGTTTGTTTTTTATATGTTGATCTCCACTCGGCACCAAACCCATCATAGATCTTTTTCATTTCCTGATCCGTAGGTTCTTTATTCTTCTCGATTACTGACTCAAAAAAGAATCTAGAACCGTTTTCTTGTTTGGCAGTTTCTTTAGCGTTTGTTGCCATCTTTACTGAAGACCTTTATTATTATTTATTCCTTGTAGTCGATACAGAGACGCTTCCATTCTTCGCCTCTTGAATTGACCACGGTCATGGATGATGATGTTCCATTCAACAGATCACAAATTTTCTCAAGATAGATCTGGAGTTGAATTTCTTTGTCTCTTTCGTTCATGGGAATGTAATGTAGTTGAGGTTTAATACTATACGATTTGCTGCATCTGTGCAAGCATGTCCAACGTGTTTAATTTGAGATGGAAACACAACCAAAGTATTTTCTTGACTGTATATCACATCATTTACATCTTCAAACTTTGTGTAACCATTATTGGTATTCACATAGTATATTGCAGTTTCACAAGCTACAGGGAAGTCAGCATGATAATCACCCAACTGAACATTTGTAGATTGTCTTGGGTTTAAATTTGCCTTTGCCCTGTAGAGAACTCCATAAAGATTCTCGTCAGGACCCTTGCCCATGAGTTTAGTTAGGATAGGTTCCAATGCAGGATAACCATCACTTGTGCTACCACGATTATGACAGAAAAAGGTATGGGTGAACTGTCCTAAGTCCAACTGTGACTGATAAGTTATAGACGGATTCCAAAACCAAGGGAAGATATCTCCTCCCACAAAGTCTTGAAATGTCTTGAACTCATCCTCTGGTAGAAAGTTCTCGAATACCTTAATCAAAGGTCGCCTTCCTTCCTGTTTTCAGAATAGTACACATCAAATGTACCATCAGGATAACGAGATGAGAGTTTCTCTACATTCATTTGCAGGATCTCATGGAAACCAATGTCAAGACCAATACATGCTTGTGCAACATACCACATGATGTCACCAAGTTCACGTTTCATATGGTACAGATTTTCTTCGCTAGGTTCTTTACCTTGGAATACAATCTTCTTTACAATCTCAGTGAATTCACCAGACTCGGCACACAAACCAACTGCCGCAGTAAGCAGTCTTTCGGGAGGGAAACCTGCACCTTGCAATTCTTGAGCACGGTAAACAAATGCTTCATTGTCTTTACTTTGTTGCGACGTGACTGCATCTACAAAATCCAGATACTTCTTTGGGTCAATCATACTTCAGTTCATTAAATGATTTTTTGGCGGTGAATCGTTTTACTAGATCCACTTTTTCTTGTTCTTGTCCAGAGTCAACGATGTCCTCTTGAGCAGAATCCTCTACATCATACAGTCTCATCTTCGCTCTGTCAATACCGATACAGAATCTTTTGTTCATTGTCGGATCATTGTATCTATTCTTCAACTGCTTAACCATAATCTGATTCATGCCTTCTAACTCCTCGGTAGAAATAAGGGCAAACATAAGATCAGCAGTAGCAGGGAGACCAAAGGATTCACTAGTATCAGTAAGGTCAACATCAGTGCTGCCATAACCTGAACGAGTGGTTTGCGTAGCAGAGACAATAGGAACGCCGCACTCACAGGCAAGACCCCTAAGTTCTTCAGCGATTGCCTTGACATAAGTGTACGAGTTGACAACCGCCCCCCTATATCTCTCGGAAGCGCATATATTAAGGTAGTCCACGAAAATAATATCGGGTTTAAATGCCCGCTTAAGAGCAAGATCACTAAGGAGAGACTTAAAATGTCCGACATGTGCTGATGCCGTTGGGTATTCTTTAATTATAAGTTTACCTTGTGTTTTCTTAGCAAGTGTTGCGATCTTCTTATCAAACATAACTTTGGGTAGATCCGAAAGTTGTTGAATAGGAATGTTCAAAAGGTTTGCATCAATCCGCTCTGCGATCTTTTCCTCTGCCATCTCCATAGTAATGTACAAAACGTTCTTGCCTTGCAAGAGTACACTACTAGCGACGTGGCACATGAACAAAGACTTACCGACACCAGTGCCAGCCAAAGCAATATTAAGACTTTTATTGACCAGACCACCCTTGGTAATCTTGTCGAACATTGAGAGATTGAATGGAATCTTGTCTTCTTTTCTATGGTAGAAATCATAACGGGATTCTGCATCTGAGACATAATCATGTCCTACATGCGAGTCGAACGAGACCCCAAGAGCTTCCGAAAGAATGGACGGAATAGCACCTTTATCACGTTTGGAATCTTGACCGTCAGCAATCTTGACAGATTCCATAAGCGATAAGTAAATCGCACGCTCTTGACACCACTTTTCCGTAGTATCAACGAGCCAATCATAGTCTGCGGGATCATTGGAAAGGACATTTAAAACCTCAAGGACTTCTTTAAACTGTTCCTCTGTCAGGTCAGTTCTTTCCTGACATTCAATGCTAAGTGCATTGAGAGATGGTAGTGTGTCATACTGACTTACATACTCGTGAATCTCCAAAAAGATTACCTTGAACTGCCTTGAAGTAAAGTATTCAGACTTCAAAAATGGAAGCACTTTACGAGTATATTTCTCATTAGTAATGAGATCGTTTAGGATAGTGACTTCAAGATCGTTCATAGGTAGTGAAGATAAGTTCCGAGAATGTATTTGTTACCTTTAATAACTGGTCTGCCTGCATGACGGAACATCCAAGTGGGAGGGAACAGTAACATTCTACCACACTTAGGTGCAACACTGTGACCAATCTTAGGAAAGTCTGTAGTGCCGCCTTCCTTAACGTCATTCAGGTATAGGAAACACACAAGAAATCTGCGAGCAGAGGAATGATCGCCAACATCAACATGATCGGTAAACTCATCATCTGTGCCAGCGACATACCTCTTGACTCGGAACTCCTCAAAGACGTACTTTGGAGGAAAGTCCATGTCTCTTAGATCAAGTTCATCCATGTAGCGATTCACTACATTGATAAAGTATTGTTGTCCCTGTTGTTGAGGAATCATCCATCTGGTATTCCTCTCATTGTACTGCGCCGACATATTCAGTTCAGTAAATGTAGGACACTTGTCTCTACTTACTGGATTCTGATTATGTTCTTCAAATTCAAAACTTTTGATGATATCGTCACAGAATTCTCTATCGACTACATCATCATACACTTTGATATAATCGATTAACTTATCCACCGTAACGGAACTCCTTCGCTGCTGCCTCATCCAACGCCTGCATTACTTCTGGCGTGAAGTATTTCTCGGGATCAGAGAGAATAGACTTAGGGTAAACAGTAGATTCACCAACAACGATCCGATTCCCCCTCCTGGAGAAGACTCCGTATTTTTCACCCAACTCCAATAGTCCGTAATACTTGTCAAGTCCACGGTCGTCAAAAAATAGACGAGTCTCAATCTTACTGCCCTCCTTGGTTAGACGTGATTTTTTTGCTTCGCACTTAATGATGTTACCCACCAGTTCAGTGCCATCTTTCTCCTTCTTCTTACCAAGATAGATGATAGTAGATGCAGCATACTTAAGACCTGTACCACCTCCCATCTCCTTTGCAGGGACATAGGAACCGATCACATCATATGTATGATTAGTGACGATCATAGGCACTTGTGCTTGCCCTAGTTTGAGCGTAAGCACACGAAATGCACCTTTGATAAGTTGTGATTTAGTCATGTCACGAACTTGTTTGTCATTAGAAATGTCTTCCATTTCTTTAGAAGTGGAAAGCATACCCAAAGAGTCTAGTACGAAC